AATATTCCCCACCATCGACGAGGTCAAGGCCTCGCTGGAGGCGGAATGAGTACCTACAAGATCGTTCGGTTCTTTCACGGGAAAGCAGGTGCCGATGGGCATCTGCAATCCCGCAAGCGAACCATTGAAACAGGCCTGTCTCTGGACCAGGTGCAAGAACATTGCAATGACCCAGAGAGTTCATCCACCACCTGCATCAACGCCGCAGGGCGCGCACGGACGCGCAAGCACGGCGATTGGTTCGACGGTTATTACAGGGAGTAAATCATGGGCAGAAGCAACATCGAATACATGACCAAAGAGATCGCCGACAAACTGGTCGGTGCCAAAATCACGGGAGCAATTGAGTCACCTGGTAACGATTTTTCCGAGGGAAGCTTTGGCTTCAACGTAGCCACGGAGCAGGGCAAAACCCTGCAGGTCTGGGTTGACATGGACCCCGAAGGCAATGGGCCGGGTTGGCTTTCAATTCAGGAGTCGGCCTAAGGATGTCGACTTCCAAGTCCTGAACGCGAACAGCATTTTCATTCTGACGCCACTCACCGAGGCGGCAGACGATTGGGTGGAAGAGCGTGTCTCTCTCACCGAGGAAACCCAGTATTGGGGCAAGAAAGGCATCGTGATCGAACACCGCTACATTAGCGACATCATCGAAGGGATTCTCAACGATGGCCTAACCATGGAGGCAGCAGGATGATGTATCAACTAGATATCCAGACCGAGGGCCAGTTCGTACGATGTGCGCAGAGCCGAGACCCTGAGAAGCTTTCGAAGCGCAAGGAAAAGGAACGCGCCACTCAGTTCCGCTCCACCGGGCATCGAATTTTTCGCGCCGATCGCAAGCGAAATAAGAACGGCGAGCTTGCCGGTGGACCGCGCGGCGCAGGACGTTACGCCAACGGCGGCACACCCTGCATTAAGTACCAGGCAAAAGCTTTGGCCGAGCACATCCTGAAGATCAAGCAGAAAACGATTCATGTTTTCCCGCTGGGCAAGACATCGAACACGCTTTCGAATCAGTTCAGGCTGTATCTTTTCAGCGCCGTCCTTGGAACCAGCAAGACATGGCCGTGCGATCGTGATCGCATCAAGTGCGAGGATCGGCTGACCGAACTCGGGTACACCATCATTGAGGTTGACCCAGACAACTGGAAGTCCACGCCATGAACAAGTACCGAATCAAGGCCGTCATGACATCCGTGTGCTATCTGGACATCGAAGCCGAGGATGAAAACGACGCTTACCGCAAAGCCAAGGATGCCGATGGCGGACTCTTTGCTGAAGAAGAATCCGAAGGTGATTGGGAAATCACCGATGTCGACGAGATCAAGCCTACGCCTACCAGGGTAATCGTTACCGTCGCCGATGATGACGAGGCAGAGACCATCTGCCAGGTGCTTAGTTGCGCTTCGAAAGAGGATGCGAATTTCAACTTCCCATTTGAACTCCAGGTGGAGGTAGACATGATGATCGCTATTACGTCGACCTGAATGGGTTCGACAGGATAACCGAAGCCCTGCAGTACGCCGGGTTGCTGCAAAAAAATGGCGAAAGGCGATCAATCCCAATCTACCAGCACGGCAAGATCGTGCGCTTCAAGAGGTTCTAATCATGGCCACCGTAGTATTTGAGAACGACATCTTCAAACTGGTCACCGTGGATGGCAAGCCGGACACAGTAAGGATTGTCTGGAAAGTGCCAGAGGATCAGCGCGAATTGAAAATTATCGATGGCGGCAAAGACGATGTCGTCCACCCCTACTTTGAGGATGGACAGTGATCGAATTCTCAGAAGACACCATCGGCATCTGGTTTGTCGGCATGCCAGAGAGCGATTGGCTCGCCTCCATATACATGAAAGACGACAAGCCGTGCCTGGTCTACAGGTTTCGCTATCACGTAGACGACAAGTCCTTCGATTCCAAAGACCAGAAGAACTGGTACCAGATGGAACCGAATGAGGCTGACCCCGGCGACCTGAAAAAATTACTAGAAGTCGTACGCACCATCGCTGGCCTGATGGCCGCTCAGGCTGAGACCGAAGTGTACGAACTGATGATGGAAGATTTCGCTGACTCCGCTGCCTTCTTAAAGGAGTTCGGCAAGGCACCGTTCGTATCCATGGAAGAGGAGAAACTACATTGAATAAGGAACCGCTGGTTGAACCGATGTCGATCACGAACATCGTTATAGACATGCATGTCAAAGCTGATCGCGAGAAGATTCGCCAGAACACCGCTGACGATCACGGCCTTGCCTCCAAGGGTTACTACTACCTGAAGGCAGACAATGACACGCTGCATCCCCCCGCCGGGTGGCTCGCCCAGGAGGGCAAAAAACTTCACAAGGATGATTGGACTTGCCGATATGTCAGGGTCAATCCGAGGATCGTCAATGCCACCAGGCCGCACTGCTGTGAGGGCCAGATCGGAAGCTTCGAAATAAAGCGCTGGCCTGATGGCCGCATCGTGTTGCTGGCGATCGACAAGCTAATGATTGCCCACCTGTTTGTTTGCGAGGTCATTCCCGAGACGCTGTTCCAACGAGTGGTCAGCGCTGGTCTGGAGTTCGACCATCACGAGAGCGATCTCTATGTGAAGGACTGCGCCGACCTGCAGGGGATCCTGGAAGATTTCCCAACGCAGAAACGTAATGCTCGTGCATTCACGAGCGAGATCGATCGCAACCGGTGGATCGACATTCCATTTTCTTACGAACCATTCTGGATTAAGAGGGAGGGAACCCATGAACAGGAATGACCAGAGGCGCGTCCTCGAGGAACTGTGCAACAGCCTGAAAGAACACCTGCTTGATCGCATCGACGATGTCCCTGAAGACTGGGACGGTCACGAGATTAGGCGCTGGTTTGGCGAGCGAGCAAAGTCTGAATGCGACTACGCGCGCATGAGTCCGGCTCGGGTTCGCCGCTACAACAACGAGGTCCTGGTGAGAAATCTATGAGCAACGACAAACCGACTGACCCGAACGATGCCAAGAGCATGGAAGACAACAACATCCACATGTTCATGCACTGCGGCAAATGCCTTCAGGACTTCAAGGATGACGCGCCCGGAACCGATGGCGAAAGCCCGTCCACCTACTCGCAGCTTGAGATTGGCTGGACATTATTGGGCATTCAGGTCTGGTGCCGCCGGCATGAGTGCAACGTCATACATGTGGACTTCGAAGGCCAGAAGCACCCAGCCGTATGAGCGCCGAGTTCGAAGTGCAGACCTACACCTTCTGCGATGGCTGGATCAACACTTGGCTTGAGGATGATAAGCTTCGGACTTTCCCGAGCGAACAGGCAGCCAACCAGGCGCTTGATGAATTCTTCGACGATGTCAAAGAGGCAGGCCTCGACTACAGCCGAGACGACTACCGAGTCGTCAGGAACCGATAGCCCGATCCGCACCTGCACCATCTGCCTGGGGCCATTCAATCTTGACACTGAGGGTGGCGTCGAAGGCTACATCGGCATGCTGACCGTCGCCTTCTGCGTGACCTGCAAGGCAGGCATCTTTGATTTTGTCGAGGAACACTCGCCACCCAGGGAAGAGGGTTAAGACGGCGGCCCTTTCAGGATAATCTGAGGGTAACAAATCGGCCAGGAGCGAGATGTTGCGACCGGGTACCCGACACGGAGTCGGCAATCGCAAGAGCTTACTCGGGCCGCCTTAATTCAATATAACAATTCTTCCAGGCGAACGACAACCTTTCCGCCTTTAATGATCTCCTCTTGCATCAGCGTTCGATGGCCCTTGATCTGGCTGTCATTCAGGAACACGCAGGCATGCTCGAGCGCGTCGATCAGCGGCTTGTAGTGGTTGTCGAGATCTCGCTCGCGCCGATCCGGCGCATAGAAATCCATGTGCATCAGCAGCGGTTCGCGGTAGCCCTTGTTCAGGCGATTGCGCAGCACGTACTCCTGCACATCCGCTCGGTATGCATGGCCCTTGTCGCCGACTCGCTTCATCACCCTGGTGTTCTGTCGCAGCCAGACATGCAGGCCATCCATGCCATGCTGTTTGATCTGCCTTGCAACGACACCGCCTGCCGGCGGCATCGCGTACTCCATGAAATAGCTGTTGATTGATGGCGGCCAGGGAAGCTCGAGCGTTACTGGTTCGAACGTCGTGCCGAGATCAAGCGATGGTTGTGCTGCTCTATCCATAACTTCGCGCTCCGGATTACGTCGTAGCCAAGCTGCCCACTTACGTCTGTCAGATGGTCGATCTGTGACCCGAACGTGCGTTCCCATTCATCTACCCAGCCAGTCACGCCAACCCCGGAGTCGATGCCAAACTGTCCGGTGTGATAGTTCGAGTGCAGCGGAATCTGCAGGTACGGGCAGGCCTTCTGCGCCATGCCTGGGTTTCGGAACAGGTCTTTCATACTGCCGCCATGGCAGTGGTGCAGGGTCACAGGTGTTCGGTGACTTACGACGCACTTCAATTGCCTCAGGGTTTTCTCGTGCCGGCTGACAGGGACGAGCTCAGAATAGCCCATGCTTGTGCAGCCACCAGTGGAACCTGTCCGTTTCCAATGGCTTTAAGTCTGTCCACCCGAGAGGCCACCCCATGAGCCACTCGACCCACGTCGGGTTCAATTGTCCAGTAGTCGCCTGCCTCCCCCCCTCCGAATCGATGATCTCCGTAGTCAAGGATTTCTGGCTGCCCTTCTTGCCGCGGGTCCTGTCCTGGTAACCCAGTCTCCCCTCGTGCGCTGCCGGCGTCGGCCAAACCTGCACCGCCCCGGCGAGCTTGCTCTTCGCCGCCACCTTCTCGTAATCCGTGTTCTCGCCCGTGTCCTTGTGATCCCTGGCATTCGGCGTCGGCCATTGCTGATGCACTGTGATCGAGAGGTTCGGCGACTTCCGGTTTCCCTGAGTCGTACCCCCCTGATTCCCGTCCGATGCATTCGGCGTCGGGAATAGTTTCATGTGATTGTCCAGACCCTTGTGCCGATCGTAGCTCCCCGCTCCCCGCCCCTTGTGATCCTGCGAGGTCGGCGTCGGGAACATCTGATTCGCCTCCTCGTAACTCGGGCGGCGTGGATCGCTCGATGAATACTTCGCCTGCTCCATGTCGCCCTTTGTCATCATCGAACTCGTTGGCGTTGGGTACAGTTCCGCATCCTTCGCTGCCTTCTGTTGGACCGCAAGTATCAGAGGCGTCCCGCCCGGAACTGCGTTCGCTCCCCTGGTCAGCTTCTTGTCGGTGTGTCTGTCCCTCGCCGTTGGCGTCGGCCAGGTCCCCTTGCGAGCCATTCCCTGGAGGCTTGGGGTCTCGTCCTGACGATCCCCGCTCCTGCTCGTCCCGCCCCCGCCTCCGGCTGTCGGCGTCGGGAACTGCTCCACAAACTCCGCCGGCGTCGGCGCCGTGTCCCTCCTGAATGCCTCCGATCTCTTGCTCCCCTTGCCCCTCGAGTCCATGCTGGTTGGCGTCCCTATCACCGGCTTCCTTGGGCCCCTGCCCGTTCCCCCGTCGCCGCGGACGGCGTCGTCCAGGCTGAGACCTGGGTGCGCCTTGCTGCCGGGCGTGTTCCTCGAGCCGCTGCCCACGCTCGAGGTTGGTGTCGGCCAAGTCTGCACCGCTCGCGACAGCGTCCGCTGCGTGTGGTGCTTGCGACCCGGAAGGTACAATCGCTCGTGTGTCTTGTCCTGGTTCTCCTTGATCTCGTCGATCATCTCCTGAGTCGGCTGCGATTCCTGAGCTCCGGGCGTCGGCCACATCAGTGAATTCCCCACCTCTGACTTGAGATTTTTTCGCCCCGTCCGATTGTTGTACCTGGTCTGCGTCATTACCGATGTCCGATCTGCGTCCATCGCTTTCGGTGTCGGCCACTGTTTTGCCCAGCGATCCAGGCTCACTGACTTGTTGGTCTCGTAGTTCAGCGTCTCCGTGCTGGTCGACTCCCTCTCGATGTGATCCTGGGTCGTCGGTGTCGGCACATGATGATTCCTCCCTTCGCACAGCGAGGACCCACATTCTGTTTCTTCGATGGGGCGCGCCGACATGCCAAGCTCCCAGCACACACCATCGTACGTCATACCCCAGTTCGGCAAGGCCTGATATGACGGTGCCAAGGCCACGGGTACGGAGCATCGGGACGTTTTCGGCGAATACAAACCGAGGCCCAATCTCTCCAATAAGTCGGAGATACTCAAACCACAGGCCGCTACGCTCGCCGGTAATGCCCACTCCACGACCAGCTGAACTGATGTCCTGGCAGGGGAACCCTCCGGTAATGACATCAACAAGTCCCCGAAAAGGTCGCCCGTCGAAGGACTTGACGTCATCCCAGATAGGGAAGCGCTCGAGATATCCTTCGGCCTGACGAGTAAGGATGACCTGCCGACAATACTCATCGATCTCGCAGGCTGCGATCGTAGTCCATCCAAGTAATTTGGAAGCGAGAAGTCCGCCCCCCGCTCCCGCAAATAATGCCAACTCATTCATTCACACTCCGCCAGTCTGCATACGGTTCACGTATCTGCTCATGGAAAATTTTAGCCGCAGCAGGGTTGTTGTCAAGATCTGACCTTGATTCGATGTCGCATCGCCAGCGCACCCACCGGGCGACGCGGTTCTCCTTTGCCCACCAGTGGATCGATCGTGCTTTGTTGTTCACCAGGGCGCGCTCCTCGAGGTAGAGGATAAACATCTCATTGTTGCACAGCAGGTAGCAGTACTGACTGAGCTTCTGTCCAGCCCGGGCATGTGCGTCTTCTACCTTGCCGCGCTTGTCCTGGTCGATAGCCGAGTCATCGTCATCAAGCTCCACGAAGGCGGCCGAGAACATGTCGCCCGGCCGGTCACCTTTCCTGCCGCGGTAGCCGGCGAACGGATGATGGTCGGTCTCATCGTCCAGCCAGAATGATACCCAGAATCCCTGGGCCAGGGGCTGGCCGCCGGACATCAGCATAAGCTCACCGTTGAACATCGGCTCGTCCTTTCCAATCACCGTCATGACCATCAGGAACCTGGTGCCTACCCTGCCACCTCGGCGCCGGACAAACTGCGCGAACGGATGCATCAGCAGCGGCCGCCGCGGTTCCTCCATTAGCCTGAACTTGACCGTACGCCCGGAACTCAGGTCCCATTTCGCATCCAGTAATTCGAACCCGCCCTTGTAGGCGATGATCGGTAGCGTCTCTTTGCGAGGCTCAATCTGCTGTGGGTTCTGGGATACCATTCTGTCGTTTCCATTCGGCGTATGACATCGTGCCGCGTGGCCTATCGTCCTCGATCTGCTTCGGTTGGTTCAGCCAGGGACGGCCCTCAGGAATGCGCTGACAGGACTCAACGAACTGGCCGAGGTTGGCTGGGTACGCGAGCGCCTCTTCCGCCAGGTTCTTCAGTCCACGCTGAATCTCCTCGTCACCGAGCAGATCAATAGCCTGGAGCCAGAGTGCCGGCGGCTCGGAGCCATGCTCCCGATACAGCGCCTTGCCGTAGATTTCAGCCAGCTGGACCCACACCAGCATCGCCCTAGTCGAGTCCGGCTTTCTCTCGATTCCGGGCGTGGATGTCATCAAATGTTTCGGTACGAGTTCGCTGAGTTTTTTCACCAGCGGTTTCCTCTTGGATGGGATCGTCCCATCGATCTTGGTTGATGAACGTCAGGGGGTTTGGCACGAAGCCTCGGAGCCACTGGCTGTCGCCTTCGATGCGGTCTCTGACGTTCTGGATTATCTGATCAGCGAGGCGGTCCAATCGTCTCGCTTTCCATTTTGCCAGGCAAGGCTTCTTGCCCGACTTCTTCGGGTAGGTCTCCCAGAATTCGGCGAATCGATCTATTGGTTTGTCTTTACTCTGGTTATGGTTATGGCTCTGGATCGTTGCCGTCTCGTTGCCCTCCCGTTCGAACGGGAAAGGAACGCCCGTTCGATGTGGTTGTTTCTTAGATGTTTTTCGGCGTGACTCTCCAGACTTTTTGCCTGCCTGACGACGCTGTTCGGTGGCCGCCAGCACCTTGTCGCGCTCAATTTGCAGTCGCTTGTTCCGGTATGAAACGACAGGGCCGTCATCGAATTTCTCGAAGCAGGTACCGATCTCGTTCTCCCAAGATTCCATGAACTGGTCGTGGCCACATCCGGCAATCCTGACCATCATCGGCTCGCTGCCCGGAATCTTTCCATTGATCCACTGGTAAATCAGCAACCGGATGTAGATACCGATCGACTCCACCGACATGTGCCTGGTATCGCCGTCGAAGTCCGACACGTAGAACGGGAAGTAGGGATAATTATTCGCCACTGATCGCCCAATTTTATTGTTCTGTTACCCTCAGAAAGTCAATCTATCTGATACCCAGCCCGATATCAATTGCGTCTTGTAGTCTGCGGTTGTGTGCTGTACCTTCGCTGTGAGGGTGACAATAATAAGGAGCGATCTATGCCTCAGCAAAATCCCATGGTGGTGGTCGAGCAGGCCATCGCCCATGTCCAGCCAGCCTTCGAGAAAATTGCCCAGCCGATGGGCAACCTGGTCCGCTACCAGGAGGAGGCTGGATACGCCCTCCAGGCCATGCGACGTAGCCCCTACATGCAGCGTTGCATCCCCCAGACCATAGAGGACGCCGTCGTAAATGTCGCGGCTATCGGCCTCTCGTTGAACCCAGTGCTGCAGCACGGCTTCCTTATCCCCCGAAGGCAAGGCAACCATGTGATCTGCTGCTTCGACCCGGGCTACCGAGGACTGATCAAGCTCGCGACAGACGGCGGCCTCGTCACCCTGGTGCAGGCTGCGGCCGTCTACGAGGAGGAGGAGCGGCTCGGCAATTTCAAGCTGACCCGCGGCACCAGTCCAAGCGTCCTGCACAACACGGATCCGCTGATGAAGATCGAGGACATGGGCGAGATCATCGGCGCCTACTGCATCGCGCATGTGAAACACGCTCCAGTGCCGCACGTAACCTGGATGCCCATCGATGACATCATGAAGGCGGCCGAGAAATCCGAGGCCTACAATCCCCGAGACAAGAGCAAGAAACCGAGCGGCCCGTGGGTCACCGACTTCCAGGAGATGTGCGTCAAGACCGCCATCAAGAGAGGCCGCAAGCAGTGGCCTGGTGGCAACGAGCGGCTGGACCGCGCCATCCATCTGTCCAATGTCGCCGAGCAATACAAGGACCCAGACGAGTCGGCGCCGATCGTCGGCGAGGCAGTCGAACTGATCGACAAGGAACAGGCCGCCCAGTTGCGTGTGCTGTGCAAGCGCGCCCACATGCGCGTCGCCAGGGTCTACGAGAAATTCGAATGTCGGGTGATGGAGGAACTGCCGGCCGCCAAGGGCGCGGAATGCCACGACCTGCTGCTGCAGGCGGTGGCTCACTACGATGTGAAGCATGCCGGCAAGGGCGACGAGATCTACGCCTCGGACTACGGCCTGACCTTCCGCGAACTTGAGGACATCGGTGCCACATACCAGACTGAGGCCAGCCTGAGAGAGAAGCGCGATGGGTAAATTCGGAGCGCTTGAAGACAAACAACGAACCGTTGAGTGGTTCGCCACGCGCATGGGACACATCACCGGGTCGCAGCGGATCGGCACATTCATGTCGAACCTCGGCAACCCGCATACGCTGAACCGCCTGCTGGATGAACTCGCCGACGAGTTAACCTGGTCGGACCAGCAGATCGCAGATCAGTTTGAGAAAGAGCAGGCCGATGCCAACGAGTTCATGCGCTGGGGGTCTGCTCACGAGCTTGACGCTGCGAAGACCTACCAGATGGTGAACAACTCCGACATCGTTTACTCGCCCGGCTTCAGAGAACATCCGAGGTGGCCATGCTTCGGCGTCTCACAGGATTTCATCGACACCACCAACAACTGGTGCGGTGAGATAAAATGCCCTGGCAAAGAAGGCAACCACGCCAAGACCATTCAGTACGGCATGGGCAAGTGGCATGTCGACCAGACGCAGTTGCAACTGGAATGTACGCCAGAAGCGGACATGCTGATCTTCGTGAGCTATGACCCGCGGCACCCAGTGAAGAAGGATGTGCTGTACCAGCAACTGCAGCGCCGGAACGACGAGTGGGTTGGCAAGTTCAGATCCAAGGCGGGGGAGTTCTATGAGCATCTCAGGGCAGGGACCAGGTTCCAACACGCGGTCGTCCAAAACGCAGAGGGAGTCCCTCAGCTATTTTAAGAATCTCAGGCCGATGACCATCGCCCAGGAAGCGGCATTCCGCGCAAGCAGAATCGACACGGACGCCAAGAACACGGAGGCCTACATCACTTGGAAATATCGAATGAGGAATTATAAAAATGAGCCAAGAATTGATTGTGTCGACAGCCTCCCTGGCAGTGACGATCACGGACCTGCAGACAAAAGCGAATGACCTGCTCGAGCAAGCCGGCAGGGCAGAAATCACAGAGCGAAAACAATACGAGAACGGAACCGACTTCCGCAAGGTCGTGTCTGGAATTAAGAAGCGACTCGAGGACCAGCGCAAGGACCTTGTGGATCCGTACGGCAAACGGGTGCGCTCTATCAATTCCGAGTTCAAAAAGGTACGAGACATCCTCGAGATGGCCGACGACCAGGTCAAAGGAAAGATGACGATCTGGCACAACGTCGAAGAGAAAAGGCAGCGAGAGCTACAAGAACAACAACGAAAAGAACAGGAGGAAGCGGCTCTCGCTGCCGCCGAGAAGGCCGAGGAGTCCGGCGATGCCGCAACCTCGGAGGCGATCCTCAACATGGCATCGGAGATTCCCGAGCCAGAGGCCAAGCCAACGATCGGCCGCGGCGAACTCACCGGGGCGGCGAGTGTCGCCAGCAAGATATGGACTGCGGAGGTCCGTGACCTCAAGCTTCTCTTGCAAGCGATTATCAGGGGCGATGTGTCTGATATCTTAATCGAGTTCCCGAAGTCCCGTCTCAATGCCCTTGCCAGGGAATGGCATGAACAGCATCCCGAGCTCGACGAGATCAACAAGTACGGCATCACTGTCAAGGGCGAGACCAGGCTGTCAGTCAGATGACCGAGGGCGCGCTCCGAGTGATGAAGGTGCCAGTACCGAACTCAAAGCACTTCGCCATCCGAGTGAAAGGTCACCTGGTCGATTGCCTGGAGTTCGATGCCCAGGTCTTCCAAGACTCTGGGATCGTCCTGGCGAAAGGTCAGCAGCAAGCGAAGGTCGCCGTCTTCGTATGGTGCCTGATCATCGAGACTGAGCAGGAAGAGACGCACGAATTTGTCATGGTCAACACAGGCGAAGACTTCCCGATGATGGACGCCGACATCAAGTATGTGGCCAGCGCCAGGGTACCGACTCCAGCCGGCGACCATGAACTGCATCTGTTCCATGCCGGCATCAACGAAGAGATGGCGAAATTAGATATTCCGTTTCCGGAGGGAGCAAAGAACGATGGGTAGCCTGAACAAAGCAATGATCATCGGGTACCTGGGCAACGACCCAGATGTCCGTTACATGCCGAGCGGCGAAGCCGCGGCGAACTTCAGCGTGGCGACCACCGCCCGGTGGAAAGACAAGCAGAGCGGCGAGCAGAAAGAAGCCACCGAGTGGCACCGCTGCGTGGCCTTCGGCAAGAACGCCGACACCATCGCCAAGCACCTGAAGAAAGGATCACAGGTCTACGTCGAGGGCGAGCTCAGGACTAACAAGTGGGAGGACAAGGATGGCGTCACCAGGTACACGACCGAGATTCGGGTGATGCGATTCAGTTTCCTTGATCGCAAGGGAGACAGCGGCCGCCCTTCGCATCCCGCAGATTCGAATGCCCAGTCTGCGGGGACCAAGAAGCCACCGCCAGCGGATGCAGGGTCTGCGGGAGCGGCCCCGACGGGTGACCCCAATGATCCTGGTCCGGGCGAGGAAGACTTCGACGACGACATCCCATTCTGATGGCTGACCCGACTGCAGGGCCGACCGACTGGGACGACGAGAAGCCCCTGGACCCGCTGCTGGTTGATGTCCTTAAGGGACTCAACGAGCCGAACACCATCCTGTTCACGGCACGACCGGGCCACGCTGGCGCGCTCATGAGCGGACCCTGGTTCGACACGCGAAAGATTCCACCGAAGTGGATCCAGGGTCTGGTCAGGAAAGCACTCATTGCCCCGCTCGGTAGCGGCAGCAGCAGCAAGGTCGCATGCATGGGCTGGATTCAATACGTGCTGACGCACGAGGGCAAGCAGATGCTGAAGCGAGACGGCCGGTGATCCTGGTCCTGAAGTCCACGAGCAAAAAGTCAGGCGAGCCATGGATCATGGAAGCCCAGGACGGCGAGATCAAAATTCAGGTGCGCGGAAAAGGCACGACCTACATGAGCATCGAGATTAAGAACGAGTGGCGCCAGTACGAACTGCGCATTGAGCCACCAGACATCAAACAGGTGCAGGCATCCTGCGAGAAATTCATTAAGGATCTCAAGGAGCAGGGATGGGATTTGTAGTCGACGAGCTATTCGCATTTGTGTCGATCGATGAAGACGGCGACGAGGGTGTGATCGCAGTGCAACTGACAACGAGCGACACGATGATGCCGCTAGTTGCCGCCGACTTGATGCGCGTCCAGGAAATGATTCCATTCGCCGAGGCGATCCGCGAACAGACTGGACACACATACAAGCTGAAACATTTCACGCTACTTGGAGAGGTCAGCGATGAATACCTCGAGCAATTCACCGAACCACCCGAAGCTGCCGAAGATGATCAACGGGATGAGGTGGCACACGAACAAAAACCTAACGGTCGCCGGGGAGGCAACGGAAGTGGGGAGGACATTTCGTGATCGCTGGTTCACCTGGCCGTGGCGGCCATGGGTCAAGACCTGGATGTACGTGCCGCAGATACCAGACCCGCATCTCTATAGATTGCAGGACGACTTGAATGGCCAGTGCCTGGTCGCCCACCCGGAAACCATGAAAAAAATAATCGCCACATTGGAGGCCGACAACGATGGCCGATGAAGAAGACTCCCTCGAGGGAATCCTGAAGCAGGTAATCATGGATCACAGGGACAGCGAGATCGACGGCGTCCTGGTCTTCGTGTTCGTTGACGGTGAGGCCACCGTCTACAACTCCGGCATCAAGGACGAGATCGTCAACCAGCTGGCCGAAGTTATGGCAGTGCAGCACTGAGGAATAAAAATGAAAGCAATTATCTACGACTGCGAAATCAAGAACGCGATACCCGACAAGAACGAACCGCTCCGGCCGAACATCAATTACTGCAAAGGCTGGCAAGACCACCTGGGTATGGGCATCTCGGTCATCGGCGTGTTCGATTACCACGTCGGCCAGTACAGAATCTTTTGCGAGGACAACCTGTCGGACTTCGCCGCCCTGGTGGATGACTCCGACCATGTCATCGGCTTCAATCACATCCACTTCGACAACAAACTGGTCGGCGCCCATGGCATCGAGTTCGATCCTCGGAAGGACTGGGATTTGTTTGTCGAGGCGAAGGAGGCTGCCGGTGCTGGAAAGTACGACAAAGGATACAAGCTTGATGACTTCGTGGCCGTCAACTTCAAGATCACCAAGAAGCAGAGCGGCGGCATGGCCCCCATCCTGTGGCAGCAAGGCAAGATAGGGCAGGTGATCGACTACTGCCTGACCGATATCTGGCTGACCAAGAAGTGTATAGACCACATCGTCGACACCCGCACAGCAACAGAATCGGGGTGGCTTTTAGATCCGAGAACTGGTCGCCGATTATCGTTAAATCCGCCCTTGTAGATGTAGTGTTGTTGTGGTAAAAATGATCAGGAAATATGCGGGATAGGGGTTGGAAACGGCCTGTGAATTACGCTGTTCCCCGAAAGCCATTCCCGCATTTCCATTCAAAATTGAGGGTAACGAAATGGTCAGGAAACTAAACGCGCTATTCATCCTGGTGTCACTCGGGTTCGCTGCTTATGCGGCCGACCAGGGCCAGCCGCCAGTCTCCCCGGTCCGGGGCTTCGCCGGCTACGAGTACGGCTCCGGCATCAAAGGCATCGCCAATGACATGAAGTCCGAGGGCTACACGCTCATCGATCACACTGACTCGGCGCTCTGGTATAGCTCCTCGTTTCTGGGGATCGACTGCGAGCTTGGCTACGTCTTCACCAATAACCTGTTGGTCGGCGGTTCCTTCATTCTGAAGTCAGCCACCGAGCGGGACTTCGCCAAGGTCAGCAGCCATCTGAATCAGGTCTACGGGACCACATCCAATATTGAAATCAAGGAAGGCGGCGTCGTCGTCGCGACTATCGATGCACCAGACAGCGCGATCACACACGCGCTGAACTTGAATCAGAACACCCACGAGGTCACCTATATCCACGAGGAATAACATGAGCGGAAAGAAAGAGATTGATTGGAAGGGCGCACCGCCGCCGCCAACGCATGGCCGTTATTCGCCATACCCATTTAGAAATTGGAAAGTTGGAGATACCGAGGCGTTTCCGATCGATGAACACGATCAGATTCGAAACGCCGTCGGTAACCTGAACCGAAATAAAAAGCGGCGTTTCCGATACGCCACAGTAGAAGAGCGAGGTCGTCAGCGCATCAGAGTTTGGCGAGTCAAATAACTAAAACGGAGAGCGATATGCAATTCAATGTGACCCGCACTAGTGCGGAATTCAGAGTCATCAACGTACGCAAGGAACGTCGTGGCAAAGACGAGACAGTCGAAGCCGAAGATATTCCCTTCACAATTCTTGGCGGTCCAGACCTTCTGGACATGCTTTTTCCGCACGAGGTAGACGAGCAGGCACTCTCCAGGTGCCTGTTTAGCGAGCAGGGGCATGTCACTATCCCGACCCTGAAGCTTGCCTCTAAGCGTAAGCCAGAGGGTCTGACCGTCAAGATTTACGACGGCCCGAAAGATCAGTGCATCGAACTCAAGGGCTGCCGACTAACGCCGCCAGAAGTAACAATCGGTACACCCTACCAGGTAACGGTGGATGCCAAGATTCAGATTTCGGAACCGACCGACGACACCATGAACAGACTGCGCCGACTTATGGACGAGACGGCAGAGATTGAAATTGAGTCTGAGAACAGGGACCTGTTCGATGGCTCCGACGAAGAGGATATGGATGTCGAGGTCGATGGAGATTAAGCAAAAGATCAAACGGCAATACCTCGTCACGTTCGACGAGCAGGAGGCCCAGGACATCTGGGCTTTCCTTGAGGGTTTACAAGAGAGTGACTACGAGATGCCATTCCAACGCAACCGGGTGATCGAACCCGAGCGTCAGGCGGCAATCATGAAAGCTATGTCGAATCTGCGGGAGGCTCTGACGGCTGTCCCCGCTGCTCGTTCAGAAGACGACACTCGGCATTTGTAGCCCACTCTTTTTCCAGTGTGATCGCCAGCCCCTCAGCCCAATCGTCAAGTTGCCCCACGGGTAACCTGCCCTCTGACGAGAAAGGCTGTGGGGGTTGGTGATCCTTGAAGCACTTGTCGGGCATCTTCTCCCGCACCGCAACCTCGACGTCACGTATCTCCGTCTCCACCAAGGGTGGCGGCGCGCTGGCGCAACTCAGTAGCCCAGTCAGGACAAATAGCAGCCATGTCCAGGTCACGAAGTTCGGCGCACTTCGGATCCCGAAAAATCTCCTCGCGCCTGATTTCGATTTTGTTCTTGCGTATCTCGAGCCGTGCATAGCGAGCCTCCAGGTTGGCTACGGTCACCTCGTTTGCCGCCTTATCAACGGCCGACTGATTAACACAGGCCGTCAGGTCAGCGTTCACCCGGTCAAAGCTTCAGGTTTCCATTCTGGTTGAATAGAAACACGGTGATGAGAATGGAGATGCCGAGGCCGATCCCCAGGCCTTGGCTAAGCATCTTCGCACACCGACTTGTCAGTGATGGACTCGTTCAACAGGCAGGCCTTCGTGCTTTGCAGTTGCGTCCTGCGCTGCACCAGGTCGCTCAGTCTTGCGGTAGCGATCGGGTTCTCCCCATTGGCTGCGATCCACAACTGGGTCTCGGTGATTTGCTCGCCGATCTGGGCTATCTGCTCATTGAGGTTGCGAATCTCCTGCTGCTGGATGTACGAAGACAGCACGTCAGTATTGTCCTGCACTGCTTTGGCAAGCTCCGAGGCTGCCGCATCGGTGAAGAAAAACTCGTCAAGAATCTCGACCGTAAAGCTCTGCGCTTTGTAAGCGCCGACCGCCACCGCAAGGATCAGTATCAACGGTACTGTGACCTTGGTCTCGGCCAGTTTCGAATAATTAAGAGCCATGACTACCCCCCGTTTTTCGCCTTCTGCCAGTCGGTCGCCGACTGCCCGGTCAGATAAGCGCCGTATACTACTCCGAGCGCTGTCGAAAAGGATCCGAAGCTTTCTGGATCGCCCCAAAAAAATCCTGCGCACAGTGCCAGAGTGGCGACGATAAAGCTCAGGAATCTTTTCCCTCGATATCTTCCAGCGTCGTTGCTCATGCATAGTCCTCCACCGTGATCCAGGCCTCGGCACCAACCTCAAGCTGGGCTGCAATTCTTTCGTACAGCCTGCGATAAGCAGCCACCGAAGTCGTGACCATGCCACGCTCTTCTACGTTCGACACCTGACCATCGCCGACCAGGAGGCAGCCATCGGTATCGTCGTCCTTGTTGCCGACGTGGATGTAGACAAACTGGAAGTCCGGAATATCCTGCAGCCATAGCATCCCGCGGTGCCAGGGGAATCGCTTCTTGTAGCGCACGATCATGCCGCCCTCGTCACGGAACTTGATCTGGTACCTGCCCGGCGGGATGCGGGTCTCGCCCTTGATCTTCGGTTCGTTGAACTGGTCCTCGAGGACGTAGCACAGGAACTCAGGCTCGGCCGTCACATCGAACAGCGTACCCAGGGTGGCCTCATCTCCAGATGAGATGCGTCTGTTCAGTAGCTCAAGCATTTAATCGCTCCACGAAGTCAGTGCCGGGATTCACCGGCAGGGATCCGACCAGTCGGGCCGTCGCTGGATAGCCGGCCTTGTTGAATTGCTGGACTGCGGCCAGTCGCTGCTTACCTGGTAACTGCGGATTCATGGCAGTCTCTTCCTTGGTCTGTCGGCGCTTCTCAAGAATCTGGTTGTAGCGCTTGTTGAACTTGTTCATCAGCTTGGTCTTCTGCAGTTCGATCTGCTCCTCCCGCTCCTTCTTCCAGTCCTCATCACGGGTGCTTTGTCGCACTGCCTTGCGCGTGGCATTCAAATCCCTGAGGCCTTTCTGCACTAATCGCAGCGCCTCCTTCATTGCAGCATCTGGACGGTACTGCTCGAGGATGCGCGCCCGATTCTTGATGGCGTCCTCCCGCTCGGCCTGAGTACCGGATACCTTGATCTCTTCCTCGGCGACCTTGATTTCCTGAATGGCGTACTCGATCCTGGTGCGGTTCTCGTAGTACCTGTTGCTCACGGCCCGTTCATCGGTCACGCCAACGAAGCGCCGAGCAAACGGCACCTTGCGCATGTCGACTTCCCGTTCCTTGGCCATGACCCCGAGCTCGACCATATTGGTAACGAAGCGACCGGCACCGCCAGTCAGGAAGTCTTCGACTAACTGAATGGTCTCGGGGGAGATGTCTAATGGTGAGATCGGTGCCGGCCGTGCTTTCGTTCCGCCGCCGAGCTTGTTCAGGAACTCGGCCAAGGCGATCGCGTGCTTGGGTACGCTGCGATAGTACTGCTGCGATTCAGGCTCTGGTGCCGGGTCGTACTTATTCCCCGACGGCATGACCGGACCACCGTGCCAGGCGACATTCTCAGAGACCTGCACAAACGGAGTCAGCACGGTTGGCGATATCGTCTGCAGCGGAGTAGGTCCGGTGCCGATTGGATTGAAGCTGCCAAGCGCAGCCGCCAGAATTTCGAAGCTGTCCTGAAGCGGCGACCATTCCCGCTTGTTGCCGATCCCCGTGTAATCGATGATGCCGCCGATCTTCTGCCCGATAGTGTGCAGCATGTTGTAACCATAAGGCAGCGGAATCGTGATGTAGTGCTCGGTGAAATCATCTGGAGACTGACTGCGGAAGCGCTCTGGAATCATGATGATCATGTTGCGTTCTTTCACCCAAGCCGGAATCTTGTCGTAGCGGTTCTCGCCATCATCGTCGTCGCCGGCAAGCATGCGATTGAGTATCTCGAGACCAGCTGCAAAGGCGACAATCCCGTACATTATCTTGCGAACCTTCGGTGACTTGGCCGCATTCCATATGACGGCCATGCCCTGGATCGATGCGTTGTAGAACAGGTAGACCGCGTTTAGTTGCGTACCGATATCGCCCTTACGATTGAAGTTGACGGTCAGGTTCTTGGATAGCGATGCCGCCCTCCGAGGAGACAGGCCTGCGGTCTTTGCATGCACGAAGGCGGACAGGCGTACTGCGTTCTCGACCGCCTGATTCTCTGCCTCGATGAATTTGCCCATCTTCCTGAGCGTGGCCCATGAAAGCGTGCCGGCAGTCTTGTCCTGCATATCACGATAGAGCGAGGTCTCAAGATCCTGAACGTCCTTGTAATTGTCAAGCCACCCGACCTGACCACCGAGATCCCGATACTCCTCGAACTGCTGCTTCCAGTAGTCGGCAGACTCAGGGTCCTTGAAACTAGGCAGCTCGAGGAATCTCCGGATGCCGCGGTGCGCTTTGAACACATCCTTGAGAATCGTCATCTTCATGTTCTGAGCATCGGTGGCATTGAGATTGATCATCGCCGTCTGCAGGTCACGCGCCAGGTTCGACACGATGAACTCCGGGTTGTAGCTCGTATTGACCGCGGACAGGATTCGGTTCAGCGATAGCATGCTCCTGAACAGCCAGTTGATTTCATCGGAACTCAGGTTCTTCATCGACTTGGCGATCCGCATTGCCACATCGCTCTCTTCATTGAAAGTAATGTGGTAATCCTTGCCGTCGACCTTCACCCGGAGTACGTTGTCCCTGAGCTTGTAAGTCGGGTCTACTGCAGTGATCACCAGGCCAGTCTTCGGATCTAGTCGCTTCTTGGTCTCGATCTCGTTGGCCGTCCAGAGGTCTGGATTCGGATGCTTCTTCACCATCTCAAGAAGCGTGCGTCCGACCTTCGACTTCTCGGCCACGACCACCGCCGACTGATGTTGAGCCACGATGTTGGCCAGGATGTTAGCCGCCATCGATCGGCGCCCAAGCCGGCGCTGATTCAGTTTGCCGCCAGTATCGTAGCCCTTGCCTTTCTTCGGGAAGAACGTCGTGTTCATCGGGCCGTCCTTGAACCCCTTCAGCGGCACGTAGAACTGATAGGCCTTCTCCCAGGCGTCGATCGTCGACTGCTCCTCGAGGCCTTCGTTGACCATGATCTCTCGGTTGCGCGCGGTCATCGCATCGACCTGGGCAGCGATCGCTTCAAGCTCACTGATGTCGCCCTTCTCCCCGAGCGCCTCCATCGCCCAGGCTGCATCCGCGTTGCTCATGCCGGACAATGCCAGCAGCCCGGGGTCTTCTTTGACCCGCTCCTGTTCGCGTTCGCGGAACGATACATCGGCCTCTTCGATCTCGGCCTGGTAGGTGAGTTCGTAGTCGGCACGAACGTATTTGTATTTCGTTTCCAGCTTGTCGATGCGCTGGTTCTTGCTCGCATCGGCGCGCTTGATCTTGTTGGCCTTGGCCGTCTCGATTTTCTCACGCCGTTTCTTCTGGCTCTCTTTCGAGCGGCGCATCTGTGACCGGTACTCGGACTCGATGACAGCCAGTCGCTTGGCATGCTCGGCTTCGATCTTGTTTCGCTGCGTGGCTTTGTTCGCATCTATCCGGGCAATGCGCTTCTCAAGTTTTGCCTCGGCTTTCTGCTTCGCCTTGTTACGCGCGCGTCGCAGAACGGCAGATCGGTTGATGCGATAGAGCCGACGGTTGGCCTCTGGTGCGTGCCTGGCATACAGGAACCACTCGACCTCGTCCCAGGTGTACTCGCTATCATCGATCGCTTCAGTGAGCGGCCGGATGTAGTCCTTCTCGAAGCGATCAACTCGTGACTTCACTTGACCATGGAACAATTCCTCAGCCAGGTAGGCATCAAGACTCTCATCGATCGGCCGCCCGGTCTGTAGCTCGATCGCCTTCTGCACATTCAGCAGGTCGATGAACTTGTCCTGCGCTTTGAAGACCAGGTAATTCCATCTCCGGCTGGTTAGCGACCCCTCGTCCATGGTGAAGCTTTCATGGAGGTCACCGGTTTCAATAGCGTTTGCCCTACCCTCGTACTCGTCGACATGGAATGCATTGCGATTTCCGAGTTCGCGTATCTGGTTCAGCAGCCCACCCTTATCGATGTGCGCGGCCTCCGCCAGGTAGAAGACAAGCGGCTCGGCATCCTCCTCGGTGATATTGCCGGCGCGGACCTGCGCATTCAGTTCCTTGCGATACATCGCGGCCGACCCGGAGTTCGGAACGCGATCGTTGTTGATCGCTTTCCACAGGTTGGCGAACATGACCGGCGCCTTGCGAGCAGGCAGCAGCCCCGGTGATTTGTTTGCCGGCGTGGCCACGAACATCCGCGCCTTTCTGATCAGCCGCTGGATGTCAGCGTCAGACATCTGGACGCCCCTCAGGCGCGCTATGGCGATCCGTATGGCCTCGACCAGGCGCTTGAGTAAGGATGCCTCACGGGCTGGTATCTTCTCCCCTGCGAGCACACGCTGCGCCCTGTACGCGATGAACTCTTCCGCGGCGATGCGCCGCTGCGACGGGATCCTAACGTCCAGGCCATTCCGCCGAGCGGCCGCCCTGACCTTCTCTTTGTGAGACTTCCAGACCTGGTCCATGATCGTGTCGTACTCGGCGCCCAGGATAGACCGCACGCCGTAGTGACCCACCGTTTCGTGCAGGTAGATTTCTACGGCCTGCTTCATATTCTTCAGGTTGCTGGCAATCAGGTAGACATCGCCGGTCTCCGGGTCAAACATGCCACCGACCTTGCCTTCCATGCCGGCGTGCTTGATCTCAAGCAGTTGCTTGTTCGGCATGTGACCCTCGGTCGCTGCGATCTTCACGTTCGGCGACCCTGGGTACAGGTCCAGGATCTCGCTGATCACGCTCTGCAGGTTAGCGACTGGCACACCAGCAGCAGGCTGCCGCGTCACGGCAAACAGTGACAGGCCATCCGTGATCAGGCGCTCTCGCATCTGATCAGAGATGTCGACTAAATGGACGGCCTCAAGATCCTCGAGGTCTCGTCGGGCCGCTCCCTCAATCGCAGCCTCTTCGCTCTCGTACGGACCTGTCCACTCACCCTGCGTATTTTGAATACCCCACTGGTCGCCAACCACGCGCACGGGCGCAGCCACAGCCACGTCAGGCATACCCGCAAACATCCTTGCCATTCTGAGGCCTGAGTCAATGTCGTCGTCAACACCTCGGGGTTCCCGCTCTAACCATCGTTGCCACGACAAACTGGGCAGCAGATCATTAAGCTCGGCAGAGAATGCTTCCATCGAATTCCGCGCTCTTTGTGAGTCGGGTTCTTCATTGTTTATTCGCTTCGCGTTTTGCGCTGTGTTTTCAAGTCTGGCCACCATCTCTGGCGTTATCGTAAATGCCTCCTCTTCTGCCAAGGCAATGCCATAGGTAATTAGTTCGTAAACGCCGGGGGCTTCTTCGGCGTCACGCTCTTCCCATGTTTCCCAGGCATATGAGGGCAAGGTATCCGATAGCTTCCGAACGAAGGTATTCCACGCGTCTTGTTGTTCTGGCGTTCCCTCATCAGCAGCTTCCGCTGGCCTTGCGGCTCGTCCTAGTTCTCGAAGCTCGCGTAACTCGTCTTCTGAGACTACCGTTTCTCGTGGCGCAACTGGTACTTCCACATCTGGTGACTGCCCGACGACCATCCCAAGGCCGGTGTCGATGACATCGCCCGGATCAGTGTCGGGATCAGAAGCTATGTCATCAAGCACGCCCTTCTGGTCTTCGCTTATGTATTCATAGAGTTCCGTAAAGAAAACTTCATCGGCCGTGGGATAAGGACCCACATCTGCGCCTTGCTCTGCCTCTCGTCGCGCTTCTTCGGCCATGGCCGTAAGCGTCCCCATCTCTGCGTGAGTGATAATAACCGGCGGAGCATCCGCGGCAGCCAGGCTCATGCCGTAGGAGATCATCTCCTCTGGGGTAGCCCGATGTGCGTAGTCTTCAAAGTTCTCCCATTGCTCGCTCGGCAAAATCTGTTGCAGCGTATACGTGAAATTGTTCTGGGCGTTGATCTGCCTGTCCGAACCATAGTCAGCTTCGTCGATCGGCCTTGCCGCTGCCGCAAGGTCTGCCAGTTGAGCGTGTTGGACTTCAACTACTTGGGCCACAGGTGTTCCGGGCGGAGGTGATCCAGGCCACCGGCCTACCGTGTATGGCCCGCCGCGACCTTCGCTTGTGTCGATCCTGGTGCTGCTGGTCTTTATCGTATTGTCGAGCTTCTTGATGACCTTGCTGACCAGGTTGCGAATCGTCCTGTCGTAGAACGACTTCATTCCTTGGCCACCGATGTCAAGGTTCTCGGCGTCGATCTCTATCCGCTTATCGGTCTCCATGATCTGTTTCGCCATGGGAGTGCCGACGACATCCGAAAGTTTTTTGTTCTTGAATTCATGCCTGCCCGAGTCTTCGATCATGCCATCGGCATTAACCTGAAGCTGTATCGAATCTCCCATGTGTGGATCCAGCCAGACGATACGGACATCCGGGCGGCCCTCGAGCGCGCTCGGTGAGACAGAAAGACTGTTAAGCACCCTGCTCAGGCTATACCGCGCTGACTGTTGCTCGCCTGTGGTCCAGGCAACCGAATCGAATCCCTCTTCGGCCGCAAGGCGCATGACTCGTTTGATCGCGAGTTCAGCCCAGGCATTACCTTTGAACGGCGCATCGGGTACGGCTCCCCGTTCTTCCCTTTCAATTCGACGGCGAATCTCCGTTTCCTGGGTCAGTCGCCGATAGCCCTCATCAATGGCGGCGCTCTCGTCTGGGAGGACGCCATCCACCGCGGTGACGTTGACAACAAACTGCCCGATCTTCGTTCTGATTTCCCAGTAGTCGGCCGTGTCGGTGAGCGGTTTCTTGATTGCCTTGAGGTCGTCTCTCTCAGGCGTCATGCCCCTGGGTCGATCCCGATATCCGACATCCCTGCCCGTCTGGTGCCAGTCGCTCTGGATCTCCTCGATGAACATGATGCGCTCGCCATCTTCACCGATACGCTCGGTGATGCGAATGCTCGCAAGGATGTTCGCCCAGCTGCTCCAGTGTGCAGCGTAGTAAGTTTCTATCGGTCGGCGGCCAGCAGGCGCTCGCTTAACCGGGGTCGTTGCTGATGGCTGCTGCAGGGCTGCAAGGCCATAGTTTCCGACCATGGTATTAGCGCGATCCAGCATGGTGGGCGACACGTCATTAAGATAAAAACGACGCTCGTCATCTTCCCAGGTGACATCCTGATCGCTCAGCCCGATCTCATAGAGTTGCTTATTGATTTGGTTCCACACATTTTGGCTGATGCCTGGGCCTAACTGAATAACTCCATTGACCCTGCCGGCGCGAGGCACTGCCCCTTCCGGTGCGCCGCTGATAAGTTGCACCCCATTCGCTCGCGACAGTTCATAGACAATGTCGTACTCGTCGGCATCAAGATTCTCGAATTCGAATCGACCCTCTTCGCTATACCAACCCCATTTTTCTACGGGGATATCCGTCTCGTGCAGTTCGGTCATGAGGACATCGGCAAGGTCCTCTGTCGCCGGGCCTTCTTCCAGTTGCAGTACCGTCATCGATACAGGAGGCGGTGCGACCTGACTTCTCGCCATTGTCACATCGATGCCAAGCCTGGCATCCCAGTCATCCAGCATGTCGATGATTTGTGCAGGCGCCCCGCCCTGCAGAAAGTCGCGCTGCTCGAGCGTCAGGCCTTCGTTGAACTTTTCTCGCATCTGCCGATCAAGATCGCGAATGGTTGCATCGGTTGGCCAGCCTACTGCCCTGGAGACATCCGGTATGTCGATGGATTTTTCGGGCAGCCTCAGCAGAATCTCGCGATAGTTCTTGCCACCGGGCAGCGTTACGCTGTCGCCACCATATTCGGTCCCGAGTACGGCTGCGCCTGTCGTGTCCACTTTGTAAACGATCTGGGCGAATTGGTTCTTCTGGCCTGGGGTCATGCTCTCCCAGGTAACGTACTCAGAACCCCTGTCCTCAATCACCTCGATTTGTTCTTCGGTTAATGTCGTTCCGCCGATGTCTTGCTGGGTAGCCGGCAAGTCCATGATGCCTCCGGCCTCGCCGGCTTCGTAGGCATCCTGCACCTTCTTCCAGTTGACATCTTCAGGCATGTCACCACGCCCAATCCCTCTGTAACCGAGATTGGTTTCTTCGATCCGCACACCGTTGGCGTCGATGAACGCGATCAACTGGTCCTTGGTGACGGTCTCCTTGGCCCTCAGGTATTCAGGTACGCCGGTCCAGTCAAGCTCCTCAGCCTTGACACCTGGCATCTTGGTCAGCATGGCCAGCATCTGCTTGCCGGTTCCTTTGTCCTGCTTCAGGTTTCGGGCCGCTCGAGCAAGCCCGGAGTAGAACCCGGGGAACACCTCGTCCTCGATCACGGCAAAGAGCGGTGCGTCCCTGGTCATCAGGGCAGCATCGAAGACAGCTATGCCCTTGGGTCCGAAGTCATCCTCGACCATGTACACAGAGTCATGGCCCATCGCCCGGATAGCCTCCAGCACTGCCGGCGACTCGAGCGTCTGGTAGTTGCCCATCTCAAGGCCGACATTGAAATACTCGCGCACATCCTCGAGCGTGCCTTCACCGCCCAACCAGGTGCGCTCGCCGCCATGCACCACATCCAGTGCCTGCGCGAATTTCATCAGCTGGGCATTGGTCCTGAACTGTGCCTTCAGCGCTTTGGCATGCGCCGGGTTTTCATAGTCGAACGGGTTCTGCACATGCAGCGTCACCTCGCTGACTGGGCCGAAGGCGCTTGCCGTTTTCTCAGAGGTCGAGGCATGCACGATGCCGGTCTCCCTGTGCAGCCTGATCTCCTCATGCTGCGAGCCGCGGTACCATTTCGTGTCCGCCGGCACTCCAGGTACGACAGAGAAGAGCGGCTTGTCGGCTGGCTCCCTGCTCTGGAGATCGATCGCCTCCTGCAGTTGCTCATCGCTGATCTGGTTGTAGGTTGCGAGATCGATGCCCTCGGTTGCCTCGCGTCCCTGGTCTTCGGCCAAGGCCTGCTCGGTACGCTCCAGCCCGGTGAGTATCGACTTGATGGTCGGCTTGAACACCGACGGCTTGAATCCGAACTCGCCAGCATCGGCGAAGTCTCCGGTCACAGTACGGAAGGTGGCGTCGGCAATGTTGGTGTTGTATTCCTGGTTGAAGACCGAGTCAGGGATCGAGATGCCCATCTTGTCGAGCAGGACTCGCTGCACACGAAACGCCACATCTTCCCACTCCACTGCGCGCTGGGCCTGCAGCAGTGTCAGCGGCTCGAGCTCGACCTCCACGCGCTTCGGCGGCACACCGCGCTCGCCCATCATCGGCCGACCGAGACGACCGTAGCGCCTCGAGTCACCGTAGCGTTCCTGCATCAGGCGTTCGGTTATGCCGTGCGCAATCTCGTGGCTGACTCGCCAGGCGCGGGTATAGGTCTCGTCTTTGAATGACCCGTGAGCGGCCGCCGGATCATAGATGTAGACCGTCCCTTCCTCGTAGTTCTTTTTGCCCAGTCTGGGCAGCTTGAAGTTATCGGCTTCGAACGAGAATACTTCGATCGTATAGCCGAAGGAATCGGCCAGGCGATCAGTGAGTTCGGGATTCTCTACGACCGGGGTGAGGTCATAGAACTTAAGCTCTTCGGTCGTATCTCGTGTGCGATCTACTGACCCGAATCTTTGGAAGACGGCGTCTTCGGTCGCGGATCGGTCGTCGAGTCGAGCCACGGATATCGGTGCGGCTGCCCCCGCCCTCGGCCTGGTATCGGCTTTGAGGAACTCGCGGGTGATGCCTTGCGCACTTTCCCGCCAAGCACGAACCCGTTCGAGAAGATCCGGTGGTCCGCGGGTGCTGGCGTACTCTTGAATCGCTTCTTCGAGTCTTTGGCCATTGGGGTCAGTCTCCCAGTCCTGTGTTAAATAGTTACCCTCAGCGCCGAAAGTGTGGCTGTTAACAACTCCAAGATCGGCTCCGATATTTTCCCCTATCTGGTCGATTTTTTCAATGAATTCAGCAGGTTTAAGTCCAGAAAATGTGACGCCCTTCTCATCTTTGAAATCGATTATTACTAGTTGATCTTCACCAACCATGCTGAACCCAGCGTCTGGACCCAGCGCCTTTCGCAGGGCATCGAAGAGCATGGTTTCCTGATCCTCGTTGAGCGGCCCCTGAAGATCCCAGTTGATACCCTGCGTGTATCTCCGCCCGAAGTTGCCGGTCTTCTCGCTGGTTGCGGCCTTCCGCTCCGCTCGGAACCAGGGCACCGCATCCTGCGTATAGATGTACTGCATGATCCGCGAGAAGACATCTGCCCTCGGCCGGTCAAGTTCAGCGCCACCGACCATGACGATGTTCGAAATCTCGTTCGGGTTGATCATGCCCTCGTAACCGCCGATCGCTGTGGCGACGTTGTAGAGCGGCACGCCGAGTGCTTCCATCACGACATGCGTATTGTTCTCCGCCAAGGCCTCGCGCTGGCGCCGCCCGAGTTCCTGCTTCTCTTCCCGCGGTAAGACATCGACCTGACGGCCCTGCTCGGTAGTCTTCGATGGCACTGCCTCGTGCGTGACTCTTGCGGTCACGGCCTCGATGTGTTCGGCAAATGCATCGACCGGGGTCACCTTGCCCGTCTTCGACATCGATGCCTTTGATCGCTCGTGTACCCACAGCGCTGCCTGAGCATTCCGCGGCAGCCAGTTCGTTCCGTTCCTCGCGTTGTAACGCGCGGTGGCATCCTGAAATATCTTCCGGGCGTAATCGTATTGCGTACCCTCGACCGAATCGCCAGCGGTGTAGCCCAGATTCCTGACCATCCACCGATCAATCGTGACATCGTCGGGATACAGGTTGGTGTTGAATGTGGCGTCGTACAGGTTGCGGTAGAAGCTCATCACCTTGGAGCCAATGCCAGGCTGCTGGTTGGTGATCTCCTGGGTTTCAAGCTTAGCCATCGTTTCGATGTTCGCGCTGGCGGTCTGCGGATACATGCCGGTCTCTGGTTTGGTCTCGCCCTTGGCGATCGCGTAGGCACCCTTGATCATGAAGGTTGTGTTCGCGCCTACGCCAGCACCCTGCGATGTGGCCGCCAGGATCTGGACCACGGAGTGCATCAGTTCCGGGTCGTTGCGGGTGATCTCTCGAATCTTTCGCCCAGAGTCCTCGTACCAGGTCCAGGCCTCAGGCGGAATCAGTTTCGAATCCTCGAGGATCGCCACGGTTTTCTCGATCAGTTTGTCGATGTCTTTGAAGGAGCGTCTCCCTGGTGGCGCTCCAGTGACCTTCTTGCCACGCGATGGGTAGCGCTCAGGTGTCGGGTCAGTTGCCTCGACGGTAGCGAATACCGGCAGCTTGTCGTAGCCGGCACGATCATCCAGGGAAACCGGCAGCGCATGCGATGGTCTGTCGAGCCACGCCTTGAACTGCTGCGGCTGCATGGGGAGTACGGATACTTTAGGTGCGGCAAGCAACGCGGCTGGGTCATAGCCTTCGCCGGCAATGTCAGTCCGGCGCGTCTCGATATCTTCGCGAAGCTCCTCGAGCTCCAGTTCCTCCACGGAATTGAGCGGCTCGGCGCGCGTCTCAAGGTCTGTCGCGCGTTCTGTCATGCGCGCAAGATCGTCGAACCACAGGTCGACCATCTCGTTATCTGCCAGCGGCTCACCAGGGTACTTGCCAACGACTTCGCCCTCGACTACACGAACCGGCGCAAAGTCTTCTGCGTAAGCATTGAGAGCCGCTTGCTGCGACTGGTAGCCGACCATGACCTTGTGTTCATCGAAGTTCTCGCCGACGGCTTCCCGGCGAGGGTTCTTCGCCTGGTTGATCACATACACGGTGGGGACTGTCAGGTCGGGTCCGATGTAAGCGTCGACCCCTTCGGTCGGTTCTCCATCGACGGTGTCGGCGCCGGGTTTCGATGTGAAGTAACCGTACCCAGAGTTCATGACCTGCGACCAGGGACGCCCCTGCTCGTCGACGCCAGACCTTGTTGCGCCAGCTGGCGTTTCGATTGCAACCTCGACACCGTTCCACGTGAAACGTCCCTTGCGGTAATTGCCAGCAGATTTCTGCGCATCGGTCGGGTCGATTTCAGTCTCGACTTCGGCCGCTGCAAACGCAGGCGCCATGTCCAAGATTTCGACGGTCGGGCCTGCCTCGGCTTCACTAACACCTCGAGCTTTGAGTGCCTCCTTCTTGCGCTTCTGTCTGACTTCGACCTGTGCCTTGGCTACCTGGCGCCGAGCTTTCGGCAGCGCCTTGATCGTGCCATCGTCTTCGATCCTGATCAGTTTCTGCTCTTCAAGCTCAGCAAGTTCCTCATTCGAAACATCTGCCAACTGATTGTTGATCACCTTATCCAGGAGCTCGGTATTCCCCTCGAGGACTTCAAGCGCCTGCGCCTCTTGATTTGCCTTGGTTAGGTCGAGATGCAGCGCATCCATGTGCTGTTCGTATTTGGCTTCCTCCTGGGCGGCTGGAGTACTCGCACGATTGAGCGCCTCGACGGTGGCCCCCATGCCGCCGCCAACACCAAAGCCGATGATGCCGGCATCGACTAGGCGCATGAAGGCCTCGCCCATGCCTATGTCATCGCCGAGGATTCCCACGTCGTAACCCATCTGCAGGGCTTCAGTGATTGGTTCCTGCAGGCCTTCAGCACCGGCACCGGCAAAGATTCGTTTCAGCCCGGTGAAATTATTCTTGGTGAGAACTCCAAGCGAGACCCGCTCGGTTACTGTTTCGGCAAGCGCTGAGAAAACGGCGGCTGCCCTCGCCTGATCTGGCGAATATCCGCGATCCAGCATCGTCCCGTATGTCTGGCCATAGACCTGGGTTCCCATGATGGCAGCACCGACCATGGGATTCTTTGTCAAAAACGTGGCCGCCACCGCTGGGCCCATATTGAGAAAGGCATCCAGCGATCCGAACGCATAGTATTTCAGGCTGTGTGGCTTAACGAGAAGCGCAGCATCGTCCCAGGTCTGTGTTTCGGCATCCCAGATATCTTGGGCTATGACTGCAACCGGAGTACTCGCTGCCACCAACTCCGTTTCACCACGGCCATCAGCAGTCCCGAGCCATTCCACAAAGGCATCGACTGGATGAACGCCCTCAGGCACCCGATCAGATCCCTCCTCGAATCCCCACTCCTTGGCGATGCGGTTATTCTCAATTGAATCCTGGATACGTCCGGTGCCGGTAATCATCTGCTCGGCCATCGCATTTTGCTCGAGGTCTGCGACGGTTACCGGATTGCCACCGCGCATACCGCCGAACACCTGCCGCCTGTAGTTCGGCAGTTGCTTCTCCATTGTTTTTGAGAATCCCTCGCCCCAGCCAGTTTCTTCGACACCTTCCCAGGACGCATCTTCAATCGCCTGCATTTTCTCCTTGGCACGCGGATACTTCCGCTCCATTATTTCCTGCTTGGATGGCAGTCCCAGGATGCCGCCACCGGCAGCCTCGGATGTAATTCGCTCCCATGGTTTGGTCTCATATCGTTCTCGCAACTCTGCGGCTTCTTCCGGACTCGGGCGCCGGATGATGAACGACTGGCTTTGCTTCGGCTGTTCAGCCCCGAGCGCCTTCTCAAGATCGTCCAGTTCCTTTGTCAGCCCCTCGCCAAACGGCAGATCAGTACGGGACCACTCGGCCATGGTCGGGATGCTGGGATCCTGAGCGAACAGGTAACCGCCGATGACCTGGTCGAAACGCGAAACCCTGTGCCAGTCTTCGAATGACCGTTCCTCGCCCTCGTCCTGAGATAGACGATACGATTCCTTGGCCCACTTCATGTACTCAGGGCTTTCTGCCGCTGCTCGCTGCAGTCTTCGGTATCGGGCGGGATCGACGTTCTTCAGGTTATGCAGCGACTCGGCCAGCAGCATCTTGCCTTCGTAGCCGCTGGCACCGGCATCCTGAAATTTCTGGTGATTGATGTAGACCTTGGGCCGCTCTTGGTCCTCTTCGAACCTGCTTTCTGCCCACCTGCGATCACCGGGCTGGAACTCGCTGGCAGGTTCAGATGCAAGATCGACGCTGGACAGCAGTCGCTGGCGAAGGCCTGGTTCAGCACCCTGAATAGGATCAAGGTCATGCACATCGAACCGCTCGCCATAGGTAGCCTTCGAGTAGTCGCCGAATGCTACCGGCACCTGCTCGCCGTACGTCAGGCCGTTCTCGTCCTGCTCGTCAGGATCTCGAACTTGAAATTGTGCGCCGTAGGTCCAGGCCATCTATCGCACCAGTTGACTCTCGTTTACCTTGACTTTCTCGCCGTTCTTCAGCATCCAGTACTCGGTGATGCCATTGTCATTTGTGATCGCAGTGGCAACCCCCTCGACTAGCTTCGATGCATCAGGTTCGCCACCGCCATTGCCATAGCCAGCCATGTACATCTCGGTCAGTTCGGCAACCTTGGCCTTGAACATCGTGCGCTGCTCTTCAGGCGTCGCCAGCGCGTAGTTCGAATCGTTCTTGAACAGTGATGTCGCACCATCTACCGCTGATCGATTCGCCTCCGCTCTGGTGTATGGCTTCTGGCGATTGGCAAACTTGAGTGCTTCCTTCTGAGCCAGGCTGAACGCTTCACCAGTGAGAGGATTGCCATCGGAATCCTTGCCGTAGACACCCATGTACATGTTGAAACGAACCTCGGTATCGAAGCGCTGCTGCTTACCTGCGATCGCCTGGTCAGTAGCCTTCATCGGCTTGCCATTGATAATGATCTGGCGACCTTCCTGAGTCTCCGGGTTCCACTCATACATGTAGCCACCAGGGCCAACATAGTTCGTGAACTCGCCGATCGGTTTATCAAGCGCTGCCTGCGTGCGCTGTCGTTCCATCGACAGGCGCTCCAGCGTGGCAGCACGATCGAACTTGCGATCAAGGCGACCCATAGCGCGCTCGTGTGCGGCAGCACGCCGTTCCTCAGCAGCCAAGGCCTTCTGCTCCTCCTTCTCTTCGCGCTGAGTCCTTTGGGCAATGGTGGCCTGTCCAGCCCGGCCGATCGTCTCGACATCGCTCAAGCCTGCTGGCGCCGCCATTAGGTTCAGTCCGAATTCGAATAAGGCCTGACCGAGCTTCCGTTTGCCCATGCCCTCCGGTGGCGGTGCGCCAGTCTGCGCGGTATAGAGTTCCTCGACCGACTTGCCAGAGGCTGTCTCCATGACCTTGATCGCCTCGTCGATCTGTTTGGGATCGGCGTCCTTCATTACATCTTCGAATCCAACGGCGTCCTTGGGCTTCGGCTTCGGTGCCGCCTCTGGCGGTGGCGCGCCTGGTGTTGGTCCGCCGACTTCGACCGGTGCGGCCTGTGGCTGCATCATCGGCATGTCGAAGGCAGGCGGCTGCGGTGTTGCGGCTGGCGCTGGACCAGGGAACGCACCTGAGTAGTCAGTAGCACCAGGCGGTGGGCCTGCCGGCGGTCCTGCCTGCGGCGGGGGAAACCCCCCTGCTGCTGCAGGGTCTGCCGGCGGGAATCCTGGCGGTGGCGCACCGGGCGCGCCTGGCGCACCAGGTATCGCTGATGGCGGTATGCCCGGTTGCCCTGGTCCAGAAAGCGCCTGCAGCGTGGCGGAGTTCGCGTTGATCCATTCGTTTAATTTGTCGCCCATGATTATCTCCTAGTACTCTGGAACCATGCCGCCGGTACCATATGGATCATTCCAACCACCAAAGGAACCACCGCCGCCACCGCCGCCGCCACCGCCGCCATAACCGCCGGCCCATGGATCTGACCAGCCAGCCCAGCCTCCGCCTCCGCTGCCGCCGCCTCCGCCTCCGCCTCCGCCAAAGGCCGCCATGCCTGCGCCTTCACCGCCCAGCATGTCGCCGAATCCAACACCGACCTTCTTCAGGAATCCGCCGCTCGCGCCAGAGGCAGCAAGTGATGCGCCGCCGGTAAAGTAGGCGCCGGCAACCGTGGCTGCCACGCCGAGGACGGTACCCAGGGCGCCCTTCTTCTCCTTCTGCGTCCGGGTCTTGGTGTGAGGAACTGTCGACAGCGTGTCGAGCAGTGGCTTCAGGTTGTTGACGTCCCAGTCCCTGGCCTCGATGAACTGGCCGTAATCGAAGTCAAGGCCTGCCTGCTCCAGCTGGCGCTGAACGCCGCCGGTTGTCAGCAGGTTCTGGATGTCCTGCGTCAGCATCTGCTGGCCTGCCTGACCCGTCGCCCGGAACTGCTCCGCTCCTCGAGCAAACACATCGCGATCGCGATTGAACTGGTCACGGGCAGATTCGAAGGCCTGCTGGTAGCCACGCCCGTACAGGTCGCTCATGGCCTCGAGGCCGCCGCGGCGTCCTTCGGCCTCGGCGATGCCGTGACGAGCGCCACCGAACGCACCGGACATGCCGGCTTTGCCACCGATCGCCTGCTGCTGCCTGGCGATTTCTTCGCGAAGCTCACGCGCCGCCGGATCCAGTGCGCCCTCAATGTAGGGACTCATGTAGCCCTGCATGTCGGCCTCGGTGAATCCCTGGACGCCCTGCTCGGTCAGTTCACGGGATCGCTCCAGGTCGGACTGATAGTCCTGACCCATGCCAAGCGCCCGCTCCCCGGCGACTCGCTCGCCCTCCGAGAGATCGGCAATTCGCTGTTCTTCATACGGCGTGTATTCCCGATCAGCAACTCTTCGGGCAATTCCTACAGCCTGTTCGCTACCTGCTTCAAGCCACGCGGGAATGCTGTCCGTTGTCGTCGTCTTCGATGAACTGCTCATGGTGTGGTGCCCTCACAAAATTACCACCGCCATTGATCCACCCGAGACCCTGCATGAGTTTGTTCTTGAGACCGGTCTGTTGGCCGCTCATCATGCCGAGAACCATCG